TCACCAACAACATCCCCAACAAGGAGAAGGTCCGTCGCCGCCTCAGTGTTCTGTTCCGGGAGTTGCTTGATCGCGGGCTGTTCCTCGCCATCGAGTACGGCAAGAACCAAGCGGCACTAGCCATCAAAATAGCTGACCTAACATTGGACGGCGAAAAGCAACTCGTCATGCGCAAAATAACGCGCATGAGAAAAAGCAAAGAGCTGACCCAAGCACAATACGAAAAGTCGATTTCCCTGCTGCACAAAACTGTCTGCTAATTCCGCGGGGATGTCCCCATGACCGCGGAAAGACGCTGTCGAGCCGGCATTTCTTGTCAGGGAGCGCCGGCTCGGCGGCTGACCGATCAATCAAGAAAGGCATCACGATGGATAACACCGCAAAACTAACCCTCATCGAAGCACTGCAGCCCGAGATCGCTCCGTTCGGCGATCAGGTCCAGTCCCTGCTTCTCGAAAGTGTCAGTAAAATTGCTGACGACTGGATTTCGCAGTTGACGCTGCTGCGCAAGTCCGCCGACGCGCTGGAGGCGCAGATCGTTGCCTCCGTTGCCAAGACCAAATCCGACCTCACCACGCTGCACGAACTCGGCGCCAAGGTGGCCGAGGAAGCCAAGCGCGGCCAGGAAGTCTGCAGGCAGCTCGCTGACGGCGTTGGGAAAATCTCAACGTGACACTTACTGTGCTGCCCATAACGCTCCGAGAAGCGAATGATTTTGTGGAGAGCTTTCATCGCCACAGTCGCCGCACGTCCCGTGATGGCGGCAAGTTCGCAATTGGAGCGACTGACGGAGACGGGATGGTTGGCATTGCGATCGTTGGCAATCCTGTATCCGCGTCACTGATGGACGGAACAACAGCGGAAGTTCTGCGCGTTTGCTCCAACGACAAAGCACCAAAGGGGACAGGTTCGTTTCTCTATGGGCGCTGCTGGCGCATCTGGCAGCAAATGGGCGGCAAACGCTTAATCACTTACACGCTGCAATCTGAAAGCGGTGCCAGTTTGCGGGGAGCCGGCTGGCAGATCTTGGGCGAGGTGCTGCCACACGATAGGTGGAGAGAAAAAACCAAACGAGACAACAAGCAACGTGTTTGGGATCCCATTTACGGACAACTAAAATTCAGGTGGGAGATCTCAACGTGACCACCGTTCCCACCAGCATCTGGGATCTGACGCCGGGCATGACGCAGCGGTTGGCTGCGCTGCATGCGGCGCCGGAGAACTACAGCAGCACGGAAATGGCGAACATGCTGTCGGACGAGTTCAACATTGTCCCACCGCTCACCCGCAACGCCGTGATTGGTAAATCGAGGAGGATGAGCATGCCGCCACGTCCTGCGAAGATCCGCACCGGCCCGCAGCTGCGCCGCCAGGAACCGTGGAGGCCGGAATTGTCCGCTGGTGCGCAGCCCCGCTGCGACGAGCCGATCACGATTTACCAACTCGGATATGGCGACTGCAAATACCCGGTCGAGGGAGATGCCCCGCCGTACCTCTACTGCGGCAAGGCGTCGGACGAAGGCCGTTCCTATTGCCCGCCGCATTACGCGCTGACGCATCACCCGGCGAAGAGAGTGTGGGAATGACTATGCCCGTCGCCGCCCTCTACGTCGAACGCGGAGGATGCTACTTCGGTCTGCCGAATGTAGATCCCTGGGATATTGCGCGCGATGCACGGCTGTATGCCGGGCCGCATCCCGTTGTCGCTCATCCGCCGTGCGATCGGTGGCATCAGCTTTCCGCGGTCAATAACAAGCGTTGGGGATACGTCATCAACGATGACGCCGGTTGTTTTGCCGCCGCGCTCGCCGCTGTGCGCCAATATGGCGGCGTTCTAGAGCACCCCGCGGAAAGCAGGGCTTTCAAGTTTCACGGTATCCCGGAGCCCGTGTCCGGCAGTTGGCAGCGCACGATCGATGGTGATTGGGTCACCGAGGTCTGGCAGTCCAGCTATGGGCACCGCGCCCGCAAGAAAACTTGGCTGTTATATCACGGCAAGGCGATGCCCCCTGTTCTGGAGTGGCGCAGAATTGCCGGCACACATCAGATCGGGCTGTTCGACCAGAAACTTCCGCAGCTTCCCAAGGCCGAGCGATCGGCCACGCCGGAGCGATTCCGCAATCTACTGATTTCGATCGCGGAGGCCGCGGAATGACCGACGACGCGCTGCCACTCCAATTCGTCTACCTGACACTGCCCGACAGCGACCAGCCGATCCTGAATATCGGCGTTGCCGGCACCGGCATATTGCACCGGTTCGTTCTTACGCGCCGGCAGTTGCTGCGGCTTAACGCCGAGGCCGCGGATGCCGCCATGCGGGGGGAGCCGCAATGAGGCTGACCGCGGTCGAATACAAGCAAACAGTCAGCGAGCATTCGCTGCAGGTGTCGCTCATCGAATTTCTCGAGAGGAACAAGAAGCCGAACGTCAGTTACCACGCCATCCCCAATGCCGGCTTGCGATCGCGTCGCATGGGCGCGCGCATGAGCAACGAGGGCTTGCGCGCCGGCGTGGCGGATCTCTGCATCATGCTGCCGGCTGGCAAGGTTGCGTGGCTCGAGATGAAAACCGCCAAGGGGCGGCAGAGTATCGAGCAGAAGGGGTTTGGCGCCATCTGTGGCCGGCTCGATCACCCCTATTGCGTCGCTAGGACATTCGAGGAGGCGATCGCCTTCCTGAACAAGGTGGGGGCGCTCAAGTGAACCCGTTTGAACAACTCGCCGAGCAGCAGATGGTGGCAGCCACCAAGGCCAAGCACCGCGCCCGCGAAAAGCGCGAGGCCAAGGTGGTGCAGTCCGAAAAAGACGCGCCGATGAAGCTCTCGGAGATGGAGCAGCAGCAGGCGGACCAGTCCAAGCAATTTCGCCTCTACAAGCAGCACAAGCGCGCCGAGCGGATGGTCGTATTCGAGCGCCGTGCCGCGGAGTGGAGCGCTCTATCGAAGGTGCTGCGCGCACTGACGATCGACAACGTCGACACCCTGATTGATTTCGTCGCCGGCTCGGCGTGGCTGCATGAGGCTGACCACAACACACGGCAAGTCGTGCTCGGCGTGATTTCCAACGAGCTAATCCGCGTTCGCCGCGAGAACGGCTACGCGCCGATGGATGATTCCCTCCCCGGCGAGGACCCGACCGCGTTCGAGATCATCCGAACGATGCTGAAGGTGCAGACATGATCATCAAGAAAACCCTCGACGCTTACGCAGCCTTGTCCAATCGCGTGTTCGCGTCCGATCGCATGAACACGGTGGGCGCGTCCGAAGTCGGCCAGTGCGCGAGGAAGGTCTACTGGATCAAGTACGATGGCGACACCGCGCACGGCGCCCCGCGCGACGAGGGATACAACGACAGTTGGGGCGCCCGCGCCCGCGGCACGATTTTCGAAAACCACTTCTGGGAACCGGCGCTGCGTGCGCGGTTCGGCGATCGCCTGTTGTTCGCCGGCAAGGATCAAAAAACCTTCATGGACGGTTTTCTGTCAGCAACGCCGGATGGAATGGTTGTCGACCTGACGCCGGCCGAGCGCGCCGAGATCGGCGTCGATACCGACTGTATTAACGTAGAGTGCAAGACCGCGGATCCCCGCACCAACCTGACCACGGCCAAGTCGCACAACGTGTTCCAGACGCAGGTGCAGATGGGCATGATCCGCGACGGCACCGAACACAAGCCAACGCACAGCGTGCTGTCCTACACGGACGCCTCGTTCTGGAGCGACGTCAAAGAGTTTGTGATCGCGTTTGATCCGAATATCTACGCGGCCGCGCAAGAGCGCGCGATGGTCATCATGACCGCGGACAGCGCCACCGATCTTAAGCCGGAGGGCTGGATTGCTGGCGGCAGCGAGTGCAACTATTGCCCGTTTACGAAGGCCTGCGGCATCGAGCGACGTAATCTGCCGTTCCAGGACATCGCGCCGGTCGACCCGCAATTCGCGGCCGAGATCACCGACATGGCGCGCCGGCTCAAGACGTATGAGGCCGGCCGCGACGGCCTCGACGCCGAGGCGCGCGATCTGCAAGAGCAGATCAAAAACCGCCTGCGCGAGAAGGGCGTCAAGAAAATACCTGGCGTCGTAACGTGGTCCGCTGTCCGCGGCCGTACCGGCTATGACAACCGCGCCATCAAGGACGCCGCGATCGCGGCCGGCGTCGACATCCGACAATTCGAGACACAGGGCGAAGCCACAGATCGGCTCGTCATCCAGATTGGGGCTGATGCTCCGATGCCGGGCACGGCACCCGCCGTCGCCTGATTTTCAAACGAGGAACGATAACCATGAATGAAGTAGCAAACCGCAATAGCACTAGCGTCTCCGCTCCAGCCGCCAACCCGTTCACCGCCTACGGTGAGCAGGCCAGCCAGAAATCGATCGTCGGCAAGCTCCTGAAATTTTCCAAGGGAGATTTTCTTGCCGGCCAGGATGAGGACGAGGTGCCGGCCGGCACCGAGTTTGTCGCCAACATGGATGAACTGCTCGCTGGCTGGATCCGCTGGGAAGAAAACAAGCCCACAGACCAGATCATGGGCAAGGTGTCGGATGGCTACCAGCCGCCGCGCCGCAACGAGTTGGGCGATACGGACAAGACCCAGTGGGAAGTCGACGCGCAGGGCAAGGAGCGCGACCCGTGGCAGTTCTCGAATTACCTGCTGTTGAAGGGCACGGGCGATGACAGCGAACTGTATACGTTCACGGCATCGTCCAAGGGCGGCCTGAACGCGCTCGGCGATCTCTGCAAGGCCTACGGCAAGGCCCTGGCGCAGCGCCCGAACGAATATCCGGTGATTTCGGTCGGCGTGAGTTCCTACAACCACCCGAACAAAGAGTACGGCCGGATCAAGGTGCCGACGTTCACGATCTGCGGTTGGGCCAGCAAGAGTGTGTTCGAGGAAGCCGTCGAGGACGCGCCAGTGGAGGCCCCGGCCAAGAAGGCCAAGGCACGCATCTAACCAAACGGCGGCCCCTGTAAAGGGACCGCCGCCCTGAGTGCCTACCCAGTTCCCGGCGTGCGGTCATCACCCGCGCGCCGGGCCTTTTACTTAAGCGACGGGGCATAACATGGCGCAAGCCGCAATGAGCGACGGTCCACAGAACCCGGCGATCGATTTCATAACGGCGCTGTTCGGCGCGTCGACTGAAAAGCCGCTGTTTTTCCAGACGCTGGCGAACGACGCCGCAGACCTGGACGAGGCCCGCAACAAAAAACAGCTTCTCAGCCGCGAGGTCGAACTGATCCTTCGGTTCGTCGGCAAACATGATCGCGCCAGGCGCGGGACGTTTTTCTGTGTGGCGACGCTCGAGGAGGGCGCTTCGACCCGGAATCAGGAGAACACCCGCGAGACGCCGGCGCTGCATGCCGACATCGATTTCAAGAACGTGGTGGAGGACGAGCCGACCATCCGCGCCAGGCTGGCGACGCTGCGCTACCAGCCCAGCATCATCGTGTTTTCCGGCGGCGGCCTGCATCTCTATTGGTGCTTAAGGGAGGCGCTGAACACGCAGGAATACCTCGTTGTGATCGAGGAGGCGCTGCGGAAGATTGCAGACGTGGTCGCCGGGGATCTGGCGGTCTGCGAGGTGTCGCGGCTGATGCGGTTGCCGGGCACGCACAATTCCAAGCGCGGCGACATGCGGGAGGTGATTGCCGAGCGGCTCGACGGCCCCCGCTATGAGATGGACGAACTGGAGGAATGGCTCGCCGAGCAGCAACCGATCCTGACCCGCAAGCCGGCAACGGCCAGGCCAAGTCAGGTCACCGAGGACGACAACCCGTTCCTGAAGTTCGCCAAGCAGTTCGGATACAAGCCCCGGCTCGACGTCGAGGCCGCTCTGGAGGCGATCGGGGAGGGCAACATCCACACGACGCTGCGGGACGTCTCGGCGAGCCTGATCCACGCCGGCCAGCCGATCGAGGAGGTGGTGGGCATCCTGATGGAGGCCGCCCGCAAGGTTGGCGGTCCCGACTGGAATTGGCGC